CAAAGTTGCGATTGATAGCATCATGTCCAAATGCGAGTTCATACACTCTTTCGATAAAGTCTTTGTCGTTCATGCTTTTTTCCTCGTTGTTCTTGGTTTAGCTTTGTTTGGAATAGTCCTTGTTACAAAGTCCTTGAGTTGTTCTAGCTTCACACCATGAATCATGATTCTGTCTTCCATGTCATTCCAGATAATTAAAGTATCTGAATCTTCCCAAAAATGAATTGATGTATTTGAAAAGAAATATTCATGGGTAGCGTCAAATTTTAATCCCATTGTTTGTCAGTAAAGCCCCGCTCATTGCGTGGGCAATCGGACGTAGACGGAATCGAACCGTCCATGCTGTTCGGAGTCAGCAATAGCCATACGTCCTTGTTGTGGACTTACATTGAAGCTCTTAGTACTTAATGCACAATGTCAAATGCCACGTCCATGTGCGTCCCTGCTACCTTGCGTCCTTGCGTCCATGAAGTAGTGGCGACCATGAAAAAATAAAAAAATATATACTCTGGTGTATAGTCACACGATTGGCGTGAGTGTTAGAAGCGATGAGTGTGCGTCTATGAGTGTGGAAAATAATATTTAGGGATACATATTGTACCCCTAATTAATATGCTAAGGTGTATAAGTTAGCCATGCAATTTATTATTTACTTTCTTTTCTCTCGCACCATGTGCAAGGAATGCAACCACTTGTGATCGCTTGCTATAACTGCAAAGTTTACATGTAGAACATGATACTTTGTCGTGTAATTGTGCGGGGCATACTGTGACCTTGTGCCCGTCAGGTGTGTGCGATGGTGTGACCTCGTCCGAGGGAACCACGCATACAGCCGGCAAGCCAAGAGCCCGCGCCGCGTCTGCTTGTTCGAGACTCTCGCAACTTGCATTAATGGTGAAACCATTATTATTGGCGTACTTGAGAGCTTCGATATTATGATGCACCTTTTTATTATTCTTAAATAATAAATGATGGGTATAAGTATATCCCTTAGCATCACTGGATTTATTAGCTTGCACTAGGTCGAACAATTGGCGTAAGTCAATGTGTCCCTCGTAGTGTGGCAGATCTCCGGAGACATTGTGTCTCCATAACTGCCCAGCATTGAGACTACTAACAAACTTTGTTAGGTCATCCCAGTTGCCGCCGCGCTTGCCGTCGGTGACCTTGCGCCAGTGCCAAGACTGCGGTCCGGTCTTTGCATAGCAACCCTCGAACATGGGGCAAGTCGTTGGACATGTGCCCGCTTCGCTGGTTGTGACTGGGATCTTGCCAACTTTAGAGTTGGAAGATCGCTTGCTGATGTGGACTCTAGTCATGACTAGGCACCAGCAGTAAGGAACTTAGGTACTTCATTGAAGTAACTAAAACCTATACGGTTATAGGTCATAGCCCCAGTCGCAGGGCGGTATCTATTCTCTTGAATAGCATTTTTCTTAAGGTATTGAATCCAAAAACCTAAAGATTTATTGTTATCTAATAACAAGCTAAGTAGTCGTCTACGACTGACGTTCTTGTATAGATACTCAGCACCAGATTCTTTGAATCTGATTATGCAACGTCCTTGAAGTACGTTGACAGCAGCGAACTCGATGGCGTCGCTAAACCTACGGTTTACGATTGTGTAACCAAACATAGTAATTCTCCGAATTAAATTAACAATTTGGATATAAATATCCAAGTGATAGCAACGGATTTGCACCGTTCATGCGATGTTGTAGGGGCACCACATCGGCATGGTCTACACGCTATCTTTGGTACTAAAGTACCAAGGTGTATAAATTAGCACTTGTATTCACGACGGGAGCTATGCTCTGCTCTGTGTCTTCAGCCATGTCCCTGCCTCTCGGTTGGTTAGCCACTCCTTAGAGTGGTTACAGGTCTGCAACTTATCAAGGTTGCGCTGCTCTTGGACTGTAGGGGCACTGTCCTCACTGGCTTTGCCAGATGGAGCCATGGTTTGTTGTGGTGATATGAATTTCGTCGTCGAAGTGGAGAGAGTTAGTTGTCGTTTAGTTTATTTATCTCTCTCACCCTAAAGGGAGAGATCAATAAAGTAAACGTAAAACAACTAATCTCTGTTTCAATTATACCATGGTGTATCGATTAGCCATCCCAACCAGTTGAATTAGTGTCACAAGCCCCATCAGATCGGTTGGTGTCACTGGATAAATTCATTCGGTCAAATCGTTGGGCAACAGATCGCGAGAGAGTGAGACACGATTAAACCGCGCCCGCGTGTGGCTGCGTGCGTTGATTGATCGCGCCTGTGCCCGCGTTAATTGTTCCCGCGCCCGCCCGCGTTAATTGATTCACGCGTATTCTCCCGCCAAAACCATTGCTATGACTGGGAGTTCACCGGATCATAGATCCGCCGGACGTTTTTGCCCACCCCCTATGGGGGTTTCCTGCGCCCTGTGTATCCGTTATACGACTTCAGACATTTGCGCCAAAATCTAAGGCGAATTGCTTAAGACCAGCATCTGTCAGCTCATGTTTAAACATATCGTCAAAAACAACTGGAGGCAAAGTACATATATGTGCTCCTGCTTCAAATGCTAGACCAACTGTAAGGTTATCTCTCACGCTTGCTGCTAATATCTTTGTCTTAGAGTTATGTTGGCAGAATACTTCAGATATATCTCTAATTAAAGAGATACCACATTGACCTATATCGTTTAATCTCCCAATAAAAGGTGATACATAAGTAGCTCCAGCCATTGAACAAAGAATTGCCTGTTCAACACTAAATACCAAGGTCATATTTACCCGGATACCAGCATTTGTTAGATATTTACAAGCTTTTACCCCATCAACAGTACAAGGAAGCTTAATAGTTGCATCTTTCCCGTATTTAGCATGTGTATTAAGACCATTTACGATTAATTCATCAAAACGATCTCCTTTTATTTCAATACTTAGGTCAGTAATACCTAAATCAAAGATTTCTTCATACACCTCATCTGGATTTCTACCAGATTTAGCAATAAGTGTTGGGTTGGTAGTTACACCTTTAATAATCCCAGTTGATATTCTTTCATCTATGTCACAAACAATTGCTGTGTCAAGAAATATTTTCATTTAAAAAGTCCTATTCGGGTGAGTAAATATAGGGTTAGTACAGTCCAGAAGATAATTTCAAGACCAATATTATTCATCGACATCTCCTATCGACATCTCCCAACCAGTTGAAGTCTTTTTCATCTTTACTTCAGGTGGGTTTGTATCATGCTGATGTTCAGCTTTGAACTTACGTACAGCCACATCAACAGTATGAGCTGCTTTAATTTCTATGTATCTGTTTTCTATGCCAATCAAGTAACCAAGTATTAGCCAGTTGAGTGGTTTCCAAGGAGTCTTTAGACTCTTGTATAGCTTTCTAAATCTCTCTAGTTTAAGTTTAGGCATATATAGTGTTATTAATAGAACTCTCTACTCCGAACCCTTAAGGGAAGTGGAGAGTGGTGTTTTAAAGGAATATCATTCACGGATATTTATTAAAAGGGAGCCGGAGCTCCCCTACAAGGGTCCACCCTTCCCCTGTATAGGTAAGGGGACCCCCCTAGAACCAGTGAGGGCTTGACTTTCCGTTAGATAAACCTCTTGCTTGTTGTCTTTGTTGAACATCCATTCCCATAACTAGATGGTTGGTCATTGCTTGAGGGTCATCTATGAAACCTTCGAGGATGTCTAACCACTCTTCGTGTTTCTTAAGTTTGATCTGTTCCTGTGCAGATATTGACAGTGCATCAGTAAAGTATTTAACTCCTTGAGCTAGGCAGTCGAGTCTGTCGTCATGTTTAACGGCATACTTCATTCGACACATCCTACTCATCTGGTAGAAGAGCATGTAGAGAAGTCGTTGTTCTGGAGCTGCGTCTGGGTTACTTTTGTAATCCCACTCAATAACCCCACGATCAACAATAAGACGATGTTGATTAAGAACAGGTTCAAGTGAATCAATGATTCTGTCTTCTTTCCGAACATTCGCTCGGACTTCATCAATAAATATTCTCTGTTTTGTTTGTTGAATATGTTTTTTAAATAATTCACTTACTATTCCGTCTCCAAAGTTTGTCTCTACTACTAATGTTGTAGCGTTGTATTTTTTACAACCTTTTAGTATGTCGAGCAGGGTCGCATCTGAATACCCGTCTCTGTAAGCTCGCACCTCATGAAGGTATAGAAAGCCGTTCTTTTGGGAGATGTAACAAGCGGCAGTTTCATCGGAACCTCTACCGGAGGGATCGACGGAGCAGATTGTTTCTGTGTATGGAGTCCACTCTCCCTGTAATTGCATAGGGGAATAGAAGTAGTCTCCCGGGAGTCCAACTGTTGGCAAATCTTTGATTGCATTACGTGGATCGGAGCACCATATGACATTATCGGGTGCTTCACTAGGATTAACACTGGTAATAACAAGGTCAGACATCTTAAGAGGAAACTTCTCAGAATCACTAAGGGTTGTGTCGAGCTGGAACTGGAGCATGAAGTTGCTACGTCCCATAGCTGACTCTCTTTCGAGTAAGTCTTCGTTGCTAAATCTATCTGGGTCTGTTGGTTGTCCTGATTCAACTCCTTCATCTATATCTTCTTGTAATTGTGGTGCTATTAATCCTTCGTATGGTGTAACGTCTTTTGGGTATCTTGCCGGCCAGACAAATGGTCGATAAGCCCGCTCTGCCAACTTACGATAAACAGTAAAAGTAGTCTGAGGAGTCCCGAGATACATAATACGGCTATCGTCTTTCGGCGTAAGGATTGATTCTGCTTCGGTGCAGAGTTGAAGAAGCTTTTCACGCATTAACTCCGTCATACTGTTCCCGGGAACTTCTATGTCGTCCAGAATCATTAGGTCTGCACGACTTCCCGTTAACTGACCAGTAATACCAACACTTTTGACTGATGGTGCCTGATGAGGAGAACAGTTTACATCGAAGGAGATCCTTGACCATCTGCTGTCGTCTGACTTTGGTTGTAGGTGGCTTAACCATGGTGTTTCGATAATTAGTTTCTGTAAGAAGATGCTCATGTTGTCTGCTCTCTCTTTAGAGGCAGAAATTATCATTATTTTCTTTTCCGGGTTATTAAATAGAGTCCAGAGAACAAAAGCACCAGTAATCCAGCTCTTACCAACTCCCCGAAACGCCTGTATCTGTAGTCGCTTGGGACCACTCTGCAAATAATCTGCAATTGCATATTGTGCCCTCGTTGGAGAAGGTAGATCTAGCTGGTTCCACAAAGCTTGCAGAAACAGCTTGAAATCGCCCTGTAAGGCGGTTAAATGTTCATTCATATACGAATGTGTATAAATAGGGCTTTACATCGTTGTGAAGTCATATAAGCCCCCTATCTTGCCAAATTGATGGTCTAGCTCTTTCTGTTGTGCAGCTTTAGTTGTAGGTCCTATATTGCCATCAATAAATTCTTCAGTTGTCATTAGACTAGCTTGAGCTGACAGGGTTAATGGTGTAGATAGACCTACTGTGAAAAAATCTATTGCTTCTAAACCTAAATCTATAGTTCTTAATCCAAGTTTTTGGAAGTTTTTCTTAGATGGTTCTTTTATTGCTGCATTAGCTCCATCAGCAAAACTAGCTAATGAAATTCCTGCACCAACATAAGGTATTGCTTTTCCAAGGAATTTTGTACCTTTAACAACCGGTTTAATCTTCTTAGCAGCTTGTATAGTCTCGTCTATATGACCTTTAAATGAGTTAAATTTAGCGTCATGTGGGTCAAAACCTGTTCTAGGTGTATAGGTTACGTCCCCGTCATACTGATCTACGTCAAATATAAAATCCTTACCATGCTTCATTTCCCCAGCATCTTTTAGATTGTATTGATGCGGATAAGTATAAGTTAAATTATCGACATCTCCAGAAAGATAGCTCAATCCATGGTTAGTCTTCCAAAATGGATCAGAAATTTTAAGTTTATGTTCATATCTTCTGAAGTACTTACTATCAGGACCAATAGGTTCCATTGTTGGGTTTTCAGGAACTATCTCCCAATGTCCTTTATATGGACCACTGGTAAATTTCTTACCTTTATTCCAGTTGTCTATATGTTCAGTTCGCCAAGCTTTAGCTTTTTTTTTAGATTCAGCGTTAGTCCATTTTTCGTCAGCTTTACGAGTACCAGCAGTATCTTTCATATGACCAGATCTACCTTTAGTTCTATCACTAGGGTTCCTTTCTGATATTTGAAAGCCACGTTTTGAGCTTTTATTACCTTTCAGTATAAACTCAACTTTTCCTTCACCCGGTATTGGTTTTCCTTTTCTATCAATTGGAACCCAGTAACCTAAACCTAACTTCTTTCTAATTGCCGGCCACTTACGTTCGCCATCTTTCATCGAATCCCAAATTTCTTTGGCTAACTTTTCATAAGTTGCACGATCTAATTTTGTATGTCCAAATTTGTCTATATATTTACTAGCACCGTTAGCGCCATTCGCACCGTTAGCGCCATTTAATCCATTAGTTGCCATTAAAAAAGCCCCTTACGGGGCGGTTAATTATCTATGCAGCGAGGTGGTCGCTTATCGTTTTT